CTTCATTGGCTTTTCATCATACCTATCACCAGATGTTTGTAATCTTCTGTAGAAATAACCACCATTAAAACCTTTTTTAAGATTTATACATCTATGATCTAATATAAATCCTGATTTACCTTCTATTAATCTACCAAGTGTAACTTCTACTGACTCTATTCTAAGAGCTACATCATTACTATGTGTAGGTTTACCCATTAAGCCATTTTGTCGCAGTATTTGAAATGGTGTTGTTTCATCTGTTTGCGCTCTAAAATCTCCTGCTGGATCTCCATATATTTCTATATCTAAGTTTCTATAGTTCTTTGCTATTTCATGTTTTAATAGTTCACTAAACCTAGCAATACCCATATCAAAACAAACTAGCTCCTGAAGTATAAGCCATCTACCATTAGGCATTTTTTGACCAAACACTGCAGCTGGTGTTAATCCAAAGTCTATACCAATAAAAACTGGTAAAGGGCCAGGCGATAGATCCTCAGAAGATAAATGTACTTCTTGATTCCAGCTAGGATATACTGGTTTACCTTCTTCTAGTGATCCTAGTTTATTCATTACATAAACATCTATCCAACCTTTTGTTTTACCTTTGATAATATTAGAATAATAATCTTGTGTTAGGTTATTCTGGTTTTCGCATAGTTTATTTCTATCATATCCTTGCAGCGTACCATCTTTATCTTTCTTTTCTTTCATCGCTGAAGGTTGTGTATAGAAGTTCCAGTTCTCTGGTTTAACTAACATCAATGCTTCATCTCTTGAGAGATGATCTGGTACGGGAACATCACCAGCCATGATAGGCCACCAATGATCTTCTTCTGGTGCGTTAGTATCGGCAATAACTCCATACCATGTAGCACCACCATCACGCATACTAGGAAATCTACCTACCCTCATTGTACAAGCGTCAATAATGCTCTTAGGAAGCTCTCTGGCTTCGTTTACCCATACGCCTGTTAGTTCTAATGATAAAAGTTTTTTAACGTCCTCAGGCCTATCTAAAGCTAAGAATATGACCTCTAAATCTAGTTCACCTACATTTATTCTATGTGTGTAAGGTACTGACCAAGAAAATGTACCCCATTCTTGTTCAGGAAACCAATCTAACCATGTTTTGATAGTAGTTGTTTTAAGTTGCGGATTAGTGTTCCGAATAACGGCCCACCTACTTTTTCTTTTTCCTTGTGCGTTTTTTTCTTGTTGTAAAGCACGTCTAAGTACCTCAATACAACAAGCGACAGACTTGCCACTACCTACTGGCCCTCTTAAACCTCTAAAAAATTCATTTCCCTTGAGAAATGCTTTTAAGGTATTGCCATCTGGTTTGTAACTGAGTTGTGCCATCTATAGTAGATTCTTGTCTATTGCTTCTTTTAGCAATTTTTCTCTGATTTTTGGGCCAAGGCTTTCTATCAATTTGTCTGCTTCCTTGTCCGTTATAAAACTTTCTGGAAGGAATTTTAGATGTACTTTTTTTACGATCGCTCTTAGCTTCCGTCTTTCTGCTAGAGAAATGTTGAACAGCTGCCTGTTCTCCAGATTCGTTACGTCGTCTGTTTTGTCTATACTCATAAAGAAATTCCTTAAATAAATCCCAATCAAGATATACCATTGGATTAGAAAAGTCTTTCTTTAATATTAAAAGATCAGCAGATCCTTTCCACTTATCTAATTGGGCGAAGCCCTCGCCATTTTTACGAGCTTTAACTTCTATATTAGTTCCCTCAAACAAATCAGATACCTGAACGTCATGAGGAAATGCTTGGATAGCACCAGATAAAGGTTGTCGTCTAGCTTCAAATCCTTCAGCTTGAAAGAGTTTAACTATTTCGTTCTCTACTCTAGTACCCTTTCTTTTTGCTTTGCTTGACAACTTTTTTTCCTGATTTTTTTGCTTCTGCTTTTGCTTTCTTCATTCCTGCAGCAGTATAAGGAAATTTTTTTGATCCAACTTTAGGCATTTAGCACCTCACTTTCTTTAGCACTTTTAACCTTTGATAACTTATTACGCAAGACAATTCGATCTTCATATGCTTTACCAAGTTTATCCATTAAAACTTTATTTATTTCTTTTATTGCTTTAACTTCATCTTGAAGTTCTCTTACAGTAGTCGTCAAATCATCTATTGTCATAGCTTTCATTCCTTTTTTATAATTGTTATTTGGGTAAACTACAATCTATAAAGAAATAAAAAACTTATTTCAATTCACTAATCTAACAGTTCCAAGCTCTGAGTGATTTATTTATTCTAGAGTTAGGATCTCTAGCTGTTTTAGCCGAAGTTAGCTTCTTTTTCATACCTTTCATTCTAGCACAGAATGATTTTCTACGTTTATTTCCTACTTTTTTACTTGGTGCTTTTAAATTACCACCAGTAGCTCTGTTATAACTAGCTCTACCTTTGGCATTTAAACCACCACTAGGGTTTTTACCCTCTTTTCTTTGCCATGCTGGTGTTTTTGCCATTAAAAACTCCTAAATTTTTTTACTTTAGCTGCTATCCCTTTAGGTTGCTTTGAAAATTGTTTACCTTTTTTCTTTGCTTTTCTTTTAGCAGCAGTAGTTCTCGCATATTCACTAGGAGAAAGAGACTTAATAGCAGCACTTGGCAAATATCTCTCTCCTGTTTCAGAAGATTTCTTACCAGACTTGGTTCTCCACTTCTGCTTACCCCATGCTTTTAATGATTGCTGTGATCTAGCTAACATTATCTATATCCACCACCAGCAGCTTTATATCTTTTAGCTAACAGCTGTGCCTTCCTGGCAGACCATTGTCCAGCAGCAGTACCTTGAACAGCAGAAGATTTTATAGACTGAAACAGTCTTTTTCTAAGAGTAGGCTTAGTGTAGTTACCAGCCTTGTTTACTGTACTTTTTTTCTTCATAATTTTTTTTGCCTTGCAAGGCGTGAGAGAAACCCTCTCTTGGTTTATCGTCTAAAGACACCTTACCTTAAATCTTAGAAATATTTTTGTCTACGCACATAATTTACTTTTTTTAACTCTGTTGTGTGTATGACATCTTTACCTGTAATCACAGTCACGTTTTTAAACCCCCTGTTCGTATTTACGTCAGATCTATATTTATCTTTATATCTCCGACTACTTGATGGTTTACTTTATCAGGTGTTCGTAATCCTACGCGATCTAGTATATCTTTACTTGCTTCTAGCTGTACGTATTCAGACTTAGCGTTGTTACTGAGATGGACTAGCTTGTTAGACGCTACTACAGCACCTAGTCCTATCGTTCTAGATACACATTCCATCATGTATTTCTGTACCTTTGGTAGACGTAGTGTACGACTCGCACTTACTCTCGCAGATTCTCTACTGATTTTTGTTGAATATCCAGCCTTTTCTGCAGCTTCAACAATACTACACCCTGTTGATACGATGGTATCGACTAAAGCCTTCTGTTTCTCAGTTAAATCGTTGTTATCCATATCACGCTTCTGTTGGATAATTGTAATCATTGATAAAATCCTGTCAAGCATATTCGTCTACCTGTGACAATAATGGGCAGCTAATCCAGCCTACCCTTCGGCTCGTCTACGATAGAGCTCTTGCTAAAGCAAGGATCTCTACCCTTCGGGCTTCGGTCTGGGCTGCAAATAAATAAAAAGAAAAAAGAAAAGAATAAATTATGAATAAAATAAGAATAAGATGTATATAACTAATAATAAGTAGGAAGGATAAATATATATCTGAAATAACTGTAGCTAGTGCCAGTACAAGAAAAACCAAGTAAACATGTATTCTCTTGTATAAAATAGTTCGTGGAGCCACGAGAGCTTCACTCTCTTATCCACGAACGATTTTCCATATTTGATAATGTTGACTAAGTTTTCCTAGTATGGCACACGAACAGGCATAAGCCTGTATGCACAAGGCATACAAACTTAATATTATGAAAGGTAATAAAACTATGACTGATAATAAAATAATAAATGATTTAATTGAAACTAAATTACAATCTTTAAGAGAAATGTATAATATCCATGTACATACTGAATTATTGGATATTGACGCAGAGGGAAACCCAGTTAATAATTCATTAGCGTCATTTACTTACTTAATGAATGGCATAATTCCTAGCATTATGAACCAAGTTCAATATGCTGATAAAATGCTTAATTACGCAGAAAATGGGCTTAAATGGGAAAAAGACAAAATGGGTGCTAGTTCAAGAATTGATAGTCTGGCTATGTATGCAAGATCACAAGAAATTGCACATACCAAACTTGACACACTTGAAAAGCAAAGAGCAGCTAGAGAGCATAACTTCAATCATGCTTTCGCAACTGCTAAAGCTTACACTATATACTTCAAAGAAGTGACAGGTGACGAGTACAAACCTTTTGACTCTAGCAAAGCTGTTAAGTATCTACCTAGTGAAGAAAGACAAAACAAAGTTAAAACTATTAAAGCTAAACAAAAACAAGAGCTTAAAGAGTTTTACAATCAAACAATGGGCAAACTAGAAAAGCCCCTTGATAATGATGACGGCACTATAAGCCCTGAAGTTATCCCTGCTGTATAGCAGGGGTAATACTCAAAAAGCGAAAAAAAATTCGCGCGCCTTCGGCGCGCGTTTCTATTGGAAAATAAAGGAATACTATGATCAATATAATAAAATACAGAATATATATGAGAATTATTTGGTTAAAAGATATGATCAAATATAAATCATATGAAAACTTCAAAGACTGGGTATATGAATATCATGGTCAAACACAATATGATCTTGATAAATACTGGTATTATTATCAACAGTTTGAAGATTAAACAAAAAATTGCCACAAATCGGTGGCATTATTAGACTTAACCGAAAACAATGGAGAAATATATATGATAACTAAAGCATTTAAATCAGGTATATGGCTAGGTAGCTCTGTACTTAACAGTAAACTATACAAAGCTGCTAAACGTAAAGGTGTATGGTATTACCGACTATTTATATCAGAGGACTTTGCTAACACTATGGGCAATATCTATGACATGAATGTTCTTGAAAGAAAACTAAGAGGTCTATCGAAGTTAAAGAAAAGAGTATTTAATGTAGACGATAATGGCAATATATGGGATCCAACATCTGGTGAAATATTTGGTAATGTAAATACTATTAAACCAACACCAGCTGCTGCTAAGACAGAACCGAAAGCTGATTTCGATTTTGAAAATACAGCTTCAGAACTCATAAGAAAACATTATGGAGAAGAAGATGTAAACGCTATTGCTGGTGCAGTTAATCAAGAACTCATGGATAAATATAATTATGTAACTTCTATAGAAGAAGATGAACAAATTATTGACATGATTAACGAATATACAGCAAGTTTAAGATAATGAGTATCTTGGACATAACAATATTAACGATAGTCGGTATGGCTATCGTTTTATACTATGGGAGAAAATAATGGCTAAGAAAAAATCAAAAAAAGATATAATAATTAACCATTCTGAATTGTTAGAAATGATAGATGATCAAATATATAAACATCTACCAATACCAAAAATAATTGAAATAATAGATCAAAGAATAACCAAAGCTATGAAAGGAAAAACAGCATGAGTAAAATAGGTAATTGGGTATTAGATATGGAAGAATACGCACAAGGACATACTAGAGAAGAATTTATCAAAAAGTATGGTGAGGCTAATGTTGATATATGGGATAAAAACAAAGCCGAAGAATTAGAACATGAACTAATACCAAGCATACATGATGTTCAACATGAACTAAACAAGGAGGATAAATGAGTGATATAAGCACAATGAGTGAAGAATTTCACGATTGGTTAGAACAATGTCCTTGTCATTGGTTTAAAAAATATGGCGAAGATACTTATACATTTATTGAAGAAACAAAGGAGGATAAATGAGTAATCATCAACAAATAATGCAAGAATTAAACGAAAAAATGATTGATACACAAAATTCTTTTATAACTAAAATATCAAATCAAGTAATACAAAACATGAAAGATATTAAACTATTAGAAGATCGTGTTGCTAAACTTGAAGCTAATGATGGTTTTGATTTAGAAGAATTAAAAAAAGAAGTTGCATTTGGAGGATACAAAAATGAATAAAGAAACAGCAGAATATTCTAGAAAAGTAGCTGATCTTAATGATCAATTACGCAAAGATATGTTTACTGGTAATATGCTTAAAAAAGAAAATCTAAAAAACAAAATAGTATTAACACCTGGCATTGCTGGTTTAAATCTTAAAGATAAAGAAAAAATATTTTTCTCTGTTAAATATTTTAACAACTTTACTAAAGATAATAACCCTTATGGTGAAAAAGATTTTGGTGCATTTAACTTTAAAAAAGAAACATATAATTGGAAAATAGATTATTATGACAATGATATGAAATATCTTAGTCCTGATAAAACTGATCCAAAACAAACAGTTAGAGTACTCACTATAATGAAAGCTAGTGAATACTAAGAACATTCTACAGAACTCAAGTGAGCTAGCTACTCACAGGTAGTATACTGCCTACAAAGAAAGTATATAGTAGAATTAGGGAGCGATATGGTTTTATAACCTTAAATGAGATCGCTCCCCCAATGGTTAAGTAAATAGCTGTGAAACGCTGGGATTTTTATCCTGTATATATTAGTAGCTCTATTTACTTTTACAGTGCCAATGTAAGTCTGGTTTGAAACGCTTTTGGCACACAATTAATTTTAAATGAACACCCTGAGGATACGTCAGTTAGCTGTAATTTAAAA